AACAAAAAGTGGCAACTTTACAGCAAAAAAGCCGGTCTGGATTTTTAAAAAAATGATCGTAAGAGATGCGGGAAGTATTTTTGGGGATTTTTAGAGGTGCCCTTTAGATTACTGTCGCTTCTGTTTCTGAACCAGCCTCTTCAAGTGCGGCGATTCTCTCCTCGTGGTCATTGATCCAGCTCTCAAGTACTTCGAGCGCATTCTCTACGGCGGCAAGATCGTTGATCTTGAATTCGATTCGCCCAGAAGGCGCCGGAACCATAGAAAACTTCTGCTCGCATGGGGGAGAAAAAATCCTCCAAACCTGCCCACCGTTGGCGTGGCCGGGAGAGAAAAACACGTCTGCGAAAAAGTAGTCGATGTAGTTCCCGTCCTCATCCTTATTATCGGCCTTGTCCTGAAAGCTGTTCATCAGCCAGTCCTTCGTCCAGTTCATCGCTGCGGTGAAGTCTGCGGAGGAGTTGGAGCGAACGACAACCTCTTTCTTGTAAAGAGCCATTGAGTCTCCTTGTTGTTTTATTGAGCGGCCCGCAAGCCGTTCGGAGACTCCTCGGAGCCCCCTGACGGATCGCGGAGCTTAAAGGACAGCGCCATCTCCTCCGTCGTCCCCTCCTCCGTTGGCGGTCTGGCAGTTTCCTGTTCCATTGAGCACGTCGTCTTTAGACTCTCCGGCGAATCCGCAGTCGAGTGCCCGGCGGAAGATGGAAGCCAGAGTCGCGGCGCTGATGCTGGCGATACTGTTCTTGAGCGCGTTAATCTCATTGTCGGTATAGGTGTTTGCGTTCGCCTCAGCGGTATCGGCGTATCCTTTCGCGGTCTTGGCCACGGAGCCGTCAACGGTCTCGTCTCCGTTGAGCGTATTGACGGAGGCTTCGTTGACGGAGACACGATCATCGACGCTCTTCAGCGCGGCATCGAGCTTTTCGTCGGCATCTTTCAGGCTGGTAGCGTCCGCGATATAGTTTGCATCTGTCTTGGCGCTGTAGGTTCCGTCCTCGTTGAGTCCGGCACCGGCCTGAGTCGCGTCGAGTTCGGACTGGACGCTGGCGATGGAGCCGGAGCCTCCGCCACTCAGATTGTCGATCTGGGCTTGCAGGTCGGCATCGGAGGCTTCACGGGCGGCTTTCTCGCTATCGACGGCGTTCTTGACGGTTTTCGCTACGGAGCCATCGACGGTTTCATCACTGTTCAGGGTGTTGATGGCTGCTTCGTTCGCATCAATATCGCTTTGCAGTGCGGCTTCGGCTGCCTGAGCGCGGTCGCGCTCCTGCTTGACGGCATAGGCGACGGAGCCGACGGTGGACTCACCACCCTTCAGGCGGGTCACGTCGGTTTCCAGATTGGTGATCCGGTTCAGGTGGTCACTCAGCTGGGTGACGATGTTTTGTCCCACGTCGAACTCCTCGGTGCTCGGGTCTGCGTCGAGAAGCCCCTGAATGGTCTCGATGGCGCTCTGAAGCTGATCGATATCCATGTCCTGAGCTGCGATAACGGCGTTGATCTCCTGGCGCACCTTGTCACCGATTTCCCATCCCCAGTGCTTTCCGATCTCTTCAAGCAAGGTCTGAAGTTCTTGCATTATTGTTCCTTTTTAGTGAATTGTGAGCGGCAAGCTCTTTAAGCCCGGCACGCTTCAGCATGGCGTTACACAGTTTTTGGCCGGGCTTAAACAGCCTGCTACGGCAGGACGTTCGACTGATAGATCGAGATCACCCTTTCGGCCTTGGCCTCGTATTTCTCGGTCGATTTATTCGTCAGATACGAGCAGATGAAAAAGATCACGGCGAGTTCAAGCCCATGTCCTACCGGGAGCTTGGCATCATGGTCGAGCTGCGCCGGAATGTCCGGTGTCCTGATGTAGTGCGTTACAGGGTCATCCTCGACCTCTGGCGGAAGCAGACGGAACACGTCGGTTTCCGCCCCCGTCCACTCGGCTATCAGCTCATCGGGGGCGCATCTCGTCGATACGTCCATGACGGCCATCCGGTAATGGATCGCCATGATCTCAGGGTTGGAATGATCCCCGCGAAGATACTCGGAAACAAAAGCGCTCGCTTCGCCGTAGGTCATCGTCGCGCCTTACTTCAGCCCTTCGGCGCAGGCGAAATAGTCCGGCTTCTTCATCTCCAGGGTCAGCGAGGTGTAGTACCGTCCGAACTTTGCGGTCTTGTCGGTGGGGACGATATCGAAGTCGGTGTTGTACTTGAACATGATCCGGGCCTCGTTGAGCTGCCCGATCAGGATTTTGTCCGCGAGCTTCGGATTGGCGAAGAGGCGGTGAATCTTGACCCGGACGGTTCCGAAGTCGGTTTCCAGCTCGTAGAGTGTCGGGTCGAACTTCTTGTCCTCCTTGACCCGGCGGAAGTATTGATCCCCGGCGAATCGGTTGATCGCTTTCTTGATACCGGGGCCGCAGACGAGCATGAAGCTCTCGTCCTCAAGGCCGCCCTTCTCCCAGACCGGCTGAAGCGTCTCGCTCAGTTTGTCGTAGGTCAGATCGGTCGGGTCTCCGTTGCCATCCTTGTAGTCCTGACGGTTGTCGGCCTCGATGTAGTGGAAAATTCCGGCCATCTTCGCCTCGGTCGTTGGGCCTCCTGGCGTGTAGGTATCAAATACGGAGGGATTGTGAAGGCCAAGAATGGCGAACTCGATATCTTTGGTGTGCTCCTTGCCCTCCTTGGCGACACGGTAGGGCCACTCCTGCTGTCCGTACTTTGCGTTGTTCAGCTCCTCTTTGGAGAGCCCGAAGTCGTTTTTGATGATCTGGACAACGTTGTCCTTCATGTACTTGCTGTCGGCGGTGTTCTCGTCCAATCCGGTAATTTCCAGATTGGCGTTCTCCATCGCTTCGCGGTAGCGGTCGAGAATCCAGGAATGTTTGGGCGCGGCGACGGTTCCACGACTCATCCATTCCAGAAACGGGGTTCTGTGGACTCCCTGCAAAATGATCGCGTCGAGTACCGAGGGCTTCTGGTTGACCTGATTCCCATAACTCAAAAGTGGCATCTTCAACTCCTTGTTTTTTGTCGATGATGCCTATTTTTTCAGATTGGAAAAAAAGAGAAAAGTGGAAAATGTCGCCGGAGCGGTTTTTTGAGAAAAACCTTACGATCCGGCGTTGAGGATGTAGTTTCCGAGCGTGAAATCGTCGGCCTTGCCCGTCTTGACAAGCTCCTCGACGTTCTCGCCGCCGCCGCTACCGCCCGATCCGCTGTCGTCGGTGAACTTGTCGGGGGTCTCTTTGGGAGCGATGGAGGCCAGCGCCGCACGATAGGCCATCTCAAGCCCGGCCTCGGTCGTTCGCATATTGGCGGCGAACTCAGGGTTGACGGCCTCGATCTTCTTGATCTCCTCTTCGACGGCCTCTTGCGGAACGTCAGGGTATTTCGCCTGCATCTGTGCCGCGACCTTCTCGGCTTCGAGCTGTTGCATCTTCTGTTCCATCAGCGACATCTTCTGCTGATACTCGTCGAGGCCGAGGAGCTTCCGGGCCTGCTCGATCTCGTCCTCCGGGTTGGCGGGCGGCTGCTCCATGCCGGGCTGTATGCCGGGCATCTGGTCTCCGGGCTGCATCTGCTGTTGCTGCTGGAGCGCGGCCATCTGTTCGGGCGTGAGCTGCTGCCCCTGCCCTTCCATTCCTGGCTGCGGCTCTCCTTCGGGCGGCTGGCCGCCCATGAGTTCCTGATACATCTCAGGTGTCATCTGGGGATTAGGCATTGTCGTCTCCTTCTTCGATTTCAGTCCAGTCGGATGTCATCGCGTCAACGATGGACGGGGTATAGGGGCTGTCGTACTTTCCGGTGCAGAGCACGGGCTTGGTCTCTCCACGCCGGATCGTAACGTAGGTTCCCTTGAGGTGGCGGCTCCACCCGGCACGCCTCATCTTCGCCCCCCGCTCCATGAGACGGAAGGCTTCACAGATGCTTGCTCCTTTCGGCTCTTCGGCTTCCGCGGCTGCGGCTGCTTTTGCTTCGGGTGTTTCCGCTTGCTCGGATGCTGTAGTTTTCCCGGCCTGCTCTTGTTCGGCGGCTGCGGCCTCTTCCTCTTTGCGCTTCTGCGCGGCTGTTTTTCTGGTGGTAGCCATCTCGAACTCCTTGTAGGTTTTATGTTTTCCGTTCAGCTCGTTGTCCCACGAACAAAGAGCCACCGCTATTCCTCAAGCCCGTCGTAAACGACGATCTCTTCGGGCTTGTTCTCCTCCTCTACGTCGAATCCGTCGTAGGCAGCGAGAAGATTGTCCATCAGGTTGATCGCCAGCGCGACACCGCGTTGTTGTTCCAGCTTCATTACCCGCTCTTCAGAGGAGAGGCGTTCATTCATGGCCTCCCTGTAGAGGCGGTTGAACACCTCCTCCAGCTCCGACAGATAAAGCTGGAACCCCGGAGCCTCCCTCGTCTCCACCAGGAGGGAGTAGACCTCCTTCTGGCTCGGTGGGCTGTTCGGCATCTGTTGTTGCTCCATTGACTTCTCCTTTCACTATTGGGATGAGATTTTTGAGTTTGAGCGCCTTGAGCTTCTCGGCGTAGAGCGCATCGAGGGTGTCGAGGTATCGCTTCGCCCCCTCGATGTCCTGCATCTGGAAGCGCATCTGCGCCATCTGGATCGCCGTTCCCTCAGCAGCCGAGATGTTGTTGAGCAGAATTTCGTTGTTTACGGCTCCGACACCGGCGTTGATGGAGATGTGCAGCGACGGTATCCTGTTCCGGTCGATCCCGTAGAGGATCGGATTGGTGTCGTACTTGTAGATCAGGCGAACCATCCGGCGAATGGCGGGCTCGAAAAAGCTCTCGTTGAGCGCCCGGATGATGTCGGAGATCACGGCGTTCCCCTCTTCGGTGAGGATGCTGACCCCGGTGGCGGTCTGGTTGAGGTTCTTGGGATCGTTGAGGCCCTGGTTGTACTTGGTGATCCCGCTGACCTCCTGCATCTCGGAGTCGAGCCGGTCGATATTGAATATCGAGGGATCGAAACGGGGAATCGGAAGCTCCTTGATCTCGTTGATGTCCGCTACCTGAATCTTTTTCCGTCGGCTTACGAGGTCTTTTTCGTTGAGGCCGGAGGTCTTGGTGGCGAGGAAGCGCTGGTTGAAGATCGTGTCAATCGCGTCGATCTGCTGGTTGCGGGTGACGGTGTACTCCTCCTGCAAGGCGGCCATCGGCTCGATGAACGGTGCGCCGTAGGCTTCGACGGTGTTGCTGTCGTCGATCCTGACGAACTGCTGTTCCACGTTTCCTACGATGAACGGGAGTCCGTCTTTGAGAGGAACGTCGGTTCGTATGAAGGTCTGATCCGGCAGAACGGTGGAGACGAGCCACCGGCCTCCCTCGTAGCGATAGACCTCCATCACCTCGATACGGCTGGCATCGCCTATGTCGATGGTGACGATCTTCCCGTTCTCATGCTGCCCGATGTAGTTTTTCCACTTGAACTTCCTTCCGTACTGCGCCTTGAGCCTCCCGGCTGTCGTGGTGATCCTGTGGACGGCGTACTGGATGTCGAAGATGCTGGCGGCGTTGGGGTCGATATAGAAGTCCCTGATCTTGACCCGTGACACCCTCAGCCCGTCGGCCCAGTGAATTTTCACAATCGGGGTTCCGTAAACGAGCGCGTCGATGACCGAGGGGCGAAAGCGGGAATAGAGGTTGATCCGCTTCGTCGTCCACAGATCGAGCGCCCGCTGGATTTTATCAACGGTCTCGATGGACTCCTCATCAGGTATTTCAGGTGTCACGACGGCGAAACGGTCGTTCTCGAAGTAGGTTTTCATCACGGAGATCGCCACCTTGCGGACTTTCGCCCGGACGATCTGCGGCGCGATATGGCTCTTTCCCCTCGCCTTGAGGTTTTTCACGAGTTCGGGATCGAGGATGTTTAGGTAGATAGACTCAAGTAGCGAGAACTCCCCCCGGTGTCTGTCGTATCCTTTTTTCGCTTCGTCGATCAGTGTCAATATCTGCGTCTGTTTCTTACTAGGCATCGTCGCCCTCCCGTACTTTTTTAACGATTCGCTGGATTCTGCGCCGACCGAACCCGGTGGCTTTCCATATCTGGGTCGCAGTCCATCCGGCGCGGGCCAGCTCCTCGATCATCAGGTATTCGATCAAACTCTTTTTCGTCGGGTATGTAAAGTGGTATTCGTCGCCGATTTCGAGAATTTTGAAATATCCGCCGAGAAAACCCGCTGCCGCGTCGATGGCCTCGGCCCTGCTTCTGACCGTGGCGTTTTTGATCCCGTAGCGTTCCAGCGTGGCCCGGATCGTCTTTTCGTCGAACCCGGCCTCCCGGAGTTCGTGAATGATCCTCCCTGCTGCCGACGGGCGTGAGAGGCTCATCTTCTCGATCCCGTTTTTCAGCACGTAGGCGTAGAGGTCGATCAGGCGACCGCCAGACAGCTCCTTGACCGCCCAGCGGCTCCACTCTCTTCCGCTTACCATGCCGCACCTCCGCTTCCAAATGCCGCCTCCTCCTCGATGCCTCCGCCTTCCATCTCCTGCTCGATGGCCTCGGTGTCGTAGATGAAAGCCCGTTCGCAGGTCATGGCGATTGCGTCGGATTTATCCGGTGAGCGGCCCAGCTCGTTCTTGATGTCGTCTTTGGGGATCAGCATGATCTTTCCGGTCGGACTGATCTTATACTTCTGGGCCATCAGCTCCCCAACGAGTTCGTCGTCGTCCGGGAGCGTCGCGTCCTCGATCATCTCCTTGAGGGAGTAGTACCACTCGGCCCGCTTGTTCTCGTAGGTCTTTGAGTCCGTCGCGGTATTGGAAGCCTTGATCCCGACGAGGATATCGAGCCCCTTGTCGGCACAGACGGCTCCCAGCGAGGCCCCGACCCCGATAGCGTCGTAGAAGATCACGGCGGGCTTGATCTTGGCGTTCTGATACTCCCAGATCAGCCACCCGGCCAGATCGGGGAGCTTGAGGTTCCGGCGCACTTCCAGCGGTCGGAAGAGCTTGCCCTTTCGCTTCGCCAGAACACTCCGGTCGTCTCCGTAGTCCGCGATGTCCAGCGCCCAGACCTCGGCCCCGCTGTCGTCCACGTTCTCCCGAATGATCGCGTCCTCCACGTCGGCGAGCTTGAGGACGGCGTTGGAGCTTTGAGAGGGGAACTCCCCCTTGACCCGCACCTTGTAAACGTCGGACTCGACACCGTACTGTCGCTTCTTTTGCTCGATCCATTTTTCGGAAACGTTCTCAGACTCCTCGGCGTTGAACTGGAAGCACTCCCACATCCAGCGGTTTTTATGGTGGCTGTCGTAGAAGTAGCCCTCCGTCCGGGTCGGGTTGGCCGCCATGATGACAAGCGTCTCCTCCCCGGTCATGGCTCCTTCGGCCACCTCGAAGATGATCTGCGGGATACCGGACGCTTCGTCGATCACGAAGGCCAGATTGGTCGCGTGGAACCCCTGCAACGCTTCGGGCTGCTCCTTCCGGGCGGTACGGGCGACGGCGAACCCCTGCGGGAAATCCACCTTCTCGGTCTTTACCTCGACCTCGTTCTTTATCAACGGCGGCAGGCGCTCCCACCACTTCCTCACCTCAGGCAAAAGGAGATCATAGAGCTGATGGGAGGTCGGGGCCGTCATGGGAATCTTCACGTCCTCACGGAACGATCCCCACCAGAGAACAATCCATGAAAGAAGCCCGGTTTTCCCTGTCCCATGACCAGATCGGATCGAGATGTGCCGCTTCCCGGAGTCGATGGCCCGGATCACCCGGAGCTGCTGCTTCGACGGCTTCACGCCCAGAACGACCGTGACGAAAAACTCCAGGCTTTTCGCGGCGGCTTTCAGCAGAAGCACGTCGTTTTTACTCATTCCTCGATCTCCAACAGCGCTACGGAGTCGTTCAGCATCGCAAGCCAGTAGCCGACAAGCTCCTCGGCCTCATGCTCCTCGTCGAACACCGAGAAGATCACGCTCTTTTTCCGAACGTCGTCCAGCGTCAGCGTCCCGACGTGATCTTCAAGACACTCCACCTCGTCGGTGTTTTTCATCATCTCCCACGTCGGAGCGTCCACCAGAACCAGTATCGGCATCACCGGCAGAAACTTCGCCACGCTTTTGGCGGCAGCGAGCGCATCGGTGTCCTTCCGCTTCAAAACCGCGATCTCTTCACGCCAGTTGAACATCATTTCGTCTCCTCACACGTTTTGCGAAGATCAAAATTCTTGAACCGTGTTGAGACACCGCCTTCATTGATTTTTTCATATACGGCGTGTAGTGAAGCTCCTCTTAGAACTTCCATGTAGCAGGTATTGCAAATATCGACCGGCCAAATAAGAAGCTTTCCATTGTTTACTACAGTGATCTTCTCTTCATAGTGATCTTTGTCACCAAGCTCTTTCAGACAACAATCGCAAAATGTTTTCGTCATTTGTCATTCCTCTTTTCGAGTTCGTCATGGATCAGCGATGTTCCTGCGGCTACATCATCGAGGAGATCACCTACACGCTCGATCTCAGCGGAAATCTCGTAAAGCATCATCGAGTTTAGAATCTGAGTAATCAGCTCCGGCCTATTCGACAGCGTGTGTCTTGGGAAAAATCCGCTGGCTATCGTATGCGCATCATGGAGCATATTCTTCATATACTCGATCCGGCGAGCACGCTCGGCCTCTCCACCGTATCCCTCTCCGATCTCGTAGTTTTCTCTCATTACTTCTCCTTGAAAAATTTGCAGGCTTCGTAGGCCGGATCGTCGATATAGAACGAAAAGCCGATCTGCATACTCTTGAACGAGCACAGCCGCGCCTTGCCGTCCCGATATTTCTCATCGGCCAGAAACGTACAGTCCTTGCAGGTCGCACGCTTCCCGTCGATCAGTCTCGGCGTGTGAAGAAACTCGTCACGCGTCATCTTCGACCACCTCGGCATCTATGGTTTTCGTCCCGGAACTCTTGAAAAAGTTCTCAAGCAGCGCATCGACCTCCTCATCCGCCACTTCAGAACTCTTCAGCTGTTCCACGAGCGAAACGTTCACGTTCACATCGACCTGCTGATTCATCGCCCCCTTCATCTTCAGGACGGTCTCGGCGGCCTTCATCTTGTTCACGGTGTTGATCTGTGTGACCCCGCCGGTCTCAGGGTCGAACTTGATACTTTGCACCGCATCGAAATACTCCTCCGGTATATCGTCTCTGATAGCTCCGGTCGTCGGGTCGAGTATGTCAGCGATATTGACGGCAAGCGCCCGGTTGAGAAACTGCACGGCGAGCCTGGCCGACACATCCAGCGACGCATCCGCATCGTCGAGCATCTGGCGGTAATACTTCTGCGCCAGCGGCTTGGCGAAAATCTCGTCATGCTTCTTGATAGGCGTTCCGGTTCCGAACACTTCACGAAGAGCTTTCCGTTCGTCGCCGTAGAGAACGAAATAGCGGATATAGTCCTTCTCCCGCTTCGTCAGGAACTTCGGGGCGACGTTAGACATCACGCCTCCAAGTGGTGATGATCTCGGTTTCCCCGGTCACGATCTTGACCTCAACGCTATAGGGCGGCTTGATCTGGGTGATGCCTTTTTTCCCGTCGGTGTAACACATATCGCCATCGGTCATCGCGTCATGGAACACCGTCGGCTTTCCTGTTCTCATGTTCGTTGCGTGAACGGTTACGGTCATGGTGGTCATGTAAAGTCCTTTAAGGTTGTAATAAGGTTCCTATAGGGTGAAAAAATTGTGTGGGGTAGAGGTGGGGTATATAGTAGTTCCCGCACGGTCGCGCGGGGGGTGGGGGTGGGTCTGCGAGTGTGGGAAGGTATCCGTTTTTGCCGGTCGCCTGATGATGAATCAGGATGTAACGCCCATTTTACGGGGTCTGTAACGCCACCGTCACCTATTTTGTCACCAAACTTAGGGCTAAAATGGAGCAAATAGCCAACAGTTGCCCGGAAGTGCAACAATTTAGCCACAGTTACACGCACGCGGGAAGATGCAGCAGCGGAAACGCCGGAGAACACCCCGCCCAAACTACACCGTTTAGCAATCCTGAAGCGTTTAGCTACAGTTGGCCCCAAACTCCACCGTTTCATAATTCTGGAACGTTTAGCGACAAGATCGCCCAAACTCCACCTAACCCTATTTTCGCCACGATCCGCCACAGTTGCGCCCAAGCTCAACCATTTAGCGACACCCAAACATTTATCGACTGATGCAGCCTGGAACATTTTGGACATTTTGCCGACGATGCCAACCACTTAATAACCCTCCTACCTATTTACCCACCTACACGCAAACCAAGGCAAAGCCCGAAAAAGACCGGATAAGACCGTATCGGCCCCCCAGCCCCCCATAACATATGAAGCAAGTTTAGCATACTGAAACGGTAATAGTCCCTTAATTTGCAATATTTTAGATTTTTTCTCTCAATGAGATACTATTTAAGTTTCTCTTAATATTATATGTGATACTATTGCAGTATCAGTTAGCTATAACGCTAACGTGATCTTTAACAACTAAATCCCGATCGAGCAAGGGACTAAGTAAGGAAGCGGAGCAGGACTAACGCGACCGAGTGCAGCCGATGGAGCAGTTTACGGACTGCTGCACAGACTACACCACAAGGGGGACATTATGCAAAAAGAAAAGTTTATGCTGAACGGTGGGAAATTCGCCGTATTGATTGAGCTTGACTCTTGGGGACGGCCGATTATGGATATAGACGGATATCGCGCCGTAATCGTTGACAACAAAATCCATTCGATGACCCGCGACGGAGAGCCCGATACGCCGCTCAGGGAAGAGTATCAGCTTGCGGAGCACAGCTTCGACTTTAACACCGGGAAATTCATCAGGAAATCATAATCGAACAAAGGGGAAAACATGAGATATCAAAAAATTCAGACAATGGCCGGAACAGTAGCGGAGCCGGTACAGATCAGGGAAGCCACAGACGTTACACAAATCGCCCGCGAGATGATAGGCGACGATCTCAAAATCAAAGAGTATTTCCTGGCGATCACGCTTGACGGAGCGAGCAACATCATAAGCGCCCGGATAATTCATATCGGGACGCTAAATCAATCTTTGGTACACCCGCGCGACGTGTTCCGGCCCGCAATCTTGGACAACGCCGCCTCGGTAAGATTCTGACACCGAATCCGGCGTGTCCCCCGTGATTGATCGCTAACATAATGCGAATCATAGCACGCCGGAACCCTGTTTTTGATAAAATATCTACATTAAAATTGTCTGGAGGAACAGAAATGGAAGAGAAAGAAATCACGAGACTGGAAAACCTTGATCAGTTTGAGTTTGAGTGTCACCGGTGCGAAGCGGTGCTCTCGGTCAACGCCTACCAAAGAGACACGATGTTAAAAGCGTGTCCCAACTGCGGAGCGCTGTTCGAGTGCGACGAGTTTGACGATCCCGTGGCGCACATCCAAAAGGCGATCCTCTCGCTCAAGAAAGTCCACGGCGTAACCTTGCGGCTGGTGTGCAAGGAGGGAGAAGATGGGTGAGAACAACGACCTCATGCCCGCGATCTCCTGAGCGGGCCGTTCACTTCGCAAATCTGATCTTCACCAACCACATCCGCCGAACTACTACTCAAGATAAAGCGCCACCGCAAGGAGCCGTGGATAGTCTATAAATGTCAGGTTCCACCACGTTGTTCCAGCCGAGAGAGTGTTTTCGACTTGAACACTTCAGGCGTTACGCGGAATATTGATGGTTCCAGATTATACCAATACTCCAGAGCCTCATAGGGTGTTTT